ATGAAGAGAACCACGACGTGGCACTCGGTTACATCGCCAATGCTTATGGCACTGACGTACAAGCTGAGCGCGAAGCCCTGGCGCTACAGAAGGCTTGGATTGCGCATCCTGATCACACGATCACCAAAGCGATGGTTGCCGAGCGTGCGATTTTCTTTGTATTACTCCCGTTCTTTAGAGCTGTTGGTGACAGTTCTATGCGAACAGTCTCTGCGGACATATCAAGAGACGAGCAAATCCACGTGGCTACGAACAGCCTCGTATGCAAAGAGTTGGGGCTTGAAGCATCATCGTCGCTGGACAAACTCAGAAAAGCAACAATCAATTGGGTAATGCAACCACTTGCATACAACAATCCCGATAGAAAATTGTCGAAAAAATTTTGGCTGAATCAGAGTGACAACCTAATGTATCAGGGGAAAGCACCTGAACTCTCTTTCACCAAGGCAAGCAGAGTACCTGCATTTTTTGAACACAGCAATGTCAACCTCCCACAATACGCTTGACCTTTTAGAGTTTAAAGGACTGCAAGCGAACGCAATGATCTCTCAGTTGAATGAGATCTTTCCACCAACAAACCCTACACCCGATGATTCAATGGAAAAGATTATGTATCGATCTGGTCAACGCAGCGTTGTTGAGTGGGTGATTAATTATATGGAGAATGAGTAATGGCTTTATCGCCACAACAAATATTTGCCCTTAAGGTCCAAGCTGCACAGTATCCTAAGTATAAAACATCTTATGACTCCAGTGGGTATGAAAGAGCCTACGATGAGTGGATGTCTTCAGATGATGATACGGATTATGCACCAACTCAAGATGAATACACCAGTATTGATTTCGGCTATTATAATTCAAAGAACTGGTCGGACGTAGCTAGGAAAATTGGTATTAAAAATATCGATAGCACTAACGACTTGAGGGAGATGTACAAGTATGTCAATAGGCTCCCGATGTCAGGCACGGGAGGTGGCGGAGGCAGTGCAGCTCCAAAACCACCAGCGCAGAAACCATACTCACCAAAAAAACTGAATGTTAAATCGACAACATCTGGTGCTCCAGCCGCACTAGCCGCCCCTGCACCTAAAGCATTTGACAGTGCTCCATATCTCAAATCAATTGCAGATTTGAAAAAGCAGTTGCAGGCGCAAACAGCTCTGAGTCAAAAAAACACACAGACTTTTCAAACGAATCTGGCGGCAATGCAGAAACAAATGTCTGCAAACATGGCGTCATATCAAAAAAGTTTGAGTGATCAAAACCTGAAGTTTTCTCAGCAGATGACTGATATGGAAACTCAGAACAAACAGTCAATGCAACTGATGGCACAGCAGATGACACCGCAAGAGAATCCACAAGTGCTAGGTGTTAAAACAGCTAGTGGACCCAACAACATGTCACAGCAACTGCGAAGAGCTGGTATCCGTGGCTCCTTTAACAGAGCTGGTTTGAGAATTAATTCACTTAATGTATAAGTAAATGTCAGCACGAACAAGGTATGACTATTTAGCGAGCGACCGTTCTCAGTTTCTAGAAGAAGCACGTCAAGCAGCAGAGCTTACACTTCCATATTTGATTCGCGGTAACGAAGAATATACAACAGGAATGAAGAACCTGAAGACTCCCTACCAATCGGTTGGAGCTAAAGGTGTAGTTACATTGGCAAGTAAATTGATGCTTGCTTTACTTCCTGTCCAAACATCGTTCTTCAAGTTACAGCTAGACGAGAGTCAACTCGGTGAGGAGTTTCCTCCAGAGATGAAATCAGAACTAGACCTTTCATTTGCAAAAGTAGAAAGGATCATTCTTGAATCAATCTCTGCATCCGATGATCGAGTTGCCGTACACCAAGCGCTACTTCACCTAGTAGTGAGTGGTAATGCTCTTGTCTTTATGAGCAAGCATGGACTTAAGATATATCCTCTGAACCGCTACGTAGTGGAGAGAGATGGCAACGGTCAAGTCATTGAAATAGTTACCAAAGAAAGTATCTCAAAGCAATTAATTGAGAACCAACTTCCAAAAGAATTGTTGAACAGCGTCAATGACGATGGCTCAAAGACAGATGAAGTAGATGTCTACACACACATCAAGCGTGACAACAACAGATTTATCTGGCATCAGGAAGTTGGAGACAAAGTATTAAAAGACTCTCAAGGAAAGGCACCAATAGACGTGAACCCTTGGATTCCACTGAGGTTCAATACGGTCGATGGTGAAGGCTACGGTCGTGGAAGAGTCGGACAATTTATCGGTGACCTGAAGTCTTTAGAAGGACTGTCTCAGGCACTGGTAGAAGGGTCTGCAGCAGCAGCTAAGGTTGTGTTTACGGTATCCCCTTCAAGTACAACGAAACCCTCCACGCTGGCGCAAGCTGGTAATGGAGCAATCATTCAGGGTAGACCTGATGACATCGGAGTAATCCAAGTTGGTAAGACTGCGGACTTCAGAACTGCATATGAAATGGCAGGTCAATTGGAGCGTAGATTAGGTGAGGCATTCCTTGTACTGAATATCAGGCAGAGTGAAAGAACTACTGCTGAAGAAGTACGGATGACTCAAATGGAATTGGAGTCACAACTAGGTGGTCTCTTCTCACTGCTGACAGTTGATTTCTTAGTTCCTTATTTGAATAAGAAACTCAGCGATGCACAGAAGAAAGGAGATATCCCTAAGATTCCAAAGAACATTGTCAAGCCAACAATCGTTGCAGGTATCAACGCATTGGGACGTGGACAGGACAGAGAAAGTCTCGGTCAATTCCTCACGATCCTTGCTCAAACATTGGGTCCAGAATCTATTGGTACTTTTATCAACCAAGAGGAAGTTATCAAACGACTCGCAGCAGCTCAAGGTATTGATGTACTAAACCTTGTACGTTCAATGCAGGAAGTACAAGCTGAACAGCAGCAGGCGATGGAGCAGCAGATGGCAATGCAGAACCAGCAGATGAGCATCGAAGCGATGAAGACACCAGCTATGGATCCATCAAAGAATGGTGAACTAGCAGCTCAGGAAGCGATGATGCAAGCACCACAACCACCAGTTTAATTAATTTATGGCAGAAGTAATGTCAATGCTCTCTGATGAAAATTCAGAGGGCCAACTAAATGCAGATGAACAAGAGTCACTGCAGATTGGAGAAGAGATGGCACAACAGCAAGAACAAAAACTTGCTGGTAAATACAACAATGCACAAGAGCTGGAAGCAGCTTATCTCGAACTCCAGAAAAAGCTAGGCAGTCCTAACAAGGAAGCAGAGCAGACAGAAGGTGAACCTGAAGAGTCCACAGAACCAGAACCTGAGGAAGAACCTACAGACTCAACATTGTTTGACAGATTGTGGGAGGAATCGCAGAATGAATTTAGCGAGGATACCCTAAAGGAGCTAGCTCAAAGTAAGCCAGAAGACCTGGCTAAAATGTACCTGGATTATAGGAACGCAAATACTGGACCACAAATTACAGAGCAAATCGCAGGTCAACTAAAGCAATCCGTTGGTGGCGAAGAGACCTACAAACAGATGATGGTATGGGCAGGTGAAAACCTGAACGAACAAGAAATTAATATGTACGACTCAGTGATGGAGAGAGGCGATCCTAACGCTGCCTACTTTGCAATGCAGGCTATGTCTGCACGATACAAAGATGCGATTGGATTTGAAGGCAACCTTCTGCAAGGCAAAGCATCTTCCGAAAAATCAAAAGGATTCAAAAGCCAAGCAGAAGTTGTAGCTGCAATGTCTGACCCACGCTATGACCGTGACCCAGCCTATAGACAAGAGATTGTTGAAAAGCTTGAGCGATCTAATGTAAATTTCTAAATGATTGAATGCCCAGAATGTACTGCACAACAGCAGTACGTACTGGAACAACTTCAAGTTCAAGCAGAAGTAACAGATAAAGTTGCACTTGCTGTACTGATGGGCAATGTCCAACAGGAAAGTAATTTTAAATCTAACATCTGCGAAGGCGGTGCAATCGTTCCTTACGACCGCTGCCTGAGTGGTGGCTATGGGTTGATCCAATGGACAACTCAAGCACGCTATGACGGACTTGGATTGTTCTGTAAAAAATATAACTGTGACCCCAGTTCAATAGAGGGTCAAACACGCTACATGATCAATGAGATGAAGTTTAGGAATGACCTACATGCATTCCAAACCAATCATCAATCCGTTGCCTATTACATGAACTCAGCCTACTACTGGTTGGGTTGGGGCATACACGGAAATCGAACAAAACACACTTACACTTTTTTAGACAAACTACAATGAAATCTATTATCGCAACTGGTATCCTCCTCGGCTTTGGCACTGCTGCTGTTGCTGGCCCGTATGTGAACATCGAAAACAACGCTGGTTTCACTGGCTCTGACTTCAATGCTCATGTGACTGACTTCCATGTTGGTTATGAAGGTGGAGATAGCTGGGCTTCCTGGTACATCCAAGCTGGCCCCTCCCTCTTTGTTGAGGATGGTGGTGAAGCTGATACCAAAGCCACTGGCAAGATCGGCGGTTCTGTTGCCGCTACTGACAACATCAGTATCTACGGTGAACTCTCTGCTGCCTTTGATGCAGAGAACCTGTACGGCACCAAGCTCGGCGTGAAGTACACCTTCTGATGAACGACACACAAATCTGGCCTACTGAACCCCGCATGTATACACAAGAAGTAACCGTGACACACAACGAAAAAGCTGAAATGCTGAATGGCCGTCTAGCAATGCTAGGCGTCATCGCAGCTATCGGTGCATATGCATTGACTGGTCAACTAATTCCTGGAGTTTTCTAATGCCTGGCAAAGGTTTGTATGAAAATATCCACGCTAAGCGGAAACGCATTAAAGAAGGTAGTGGAGAGAAAATGAGGAAGCCCGGATCAAAGGGTGCTCCTACTGCTGCTAACTTTAAACGCTCAGCGAAGACTGCAAAAAAAGCTAAATAGATTTAACGGAGGGTGCAATTCCCTCCCTAGCTCTAGAGAGCCAACTCTTTAAAATGGTCTTACTTACCGGCGACATGAACATGAACTCTTATTTTAATGACAACCTTTTCAACACTTTCACAACGACGTAATTCACCTTGGGAAGATTTCTGCCAGTGGGTTACCTCTACTAACAATCGACTTTATGTAGGTTGGTTCGGAACACTGATGATTCCCTGCCTGCTTGCAGCTACTACCTGTTTCATCATTGCATTTATTGCAGCACCTCCCGTTGATATTGACGGTATTCGTGAGCCTGTGTCTGGCTCTCTTCTTTATGGAAACAACATCATTTCAGGCGCTGTCGTGCCTAGCAGCAACGCCATCGGTTTGCACATGTACCCAGTGTGGGAAGCCGGTTCTCTTGACGAATGGCTTTATAACGGCGGACCGTATCAGCTCGTGGTGTTCCACTTTCTGCTCGGTATCTTCGCTTACATGGGACGAG